TTCTTCGACTTCTTCTTCTTCGGCGACGACGACTTCTACTTCTTCTTCTTCGGCGACGACGACTTCTACTTCTTCTTCTTCGGCGACGACGACTTCTACTTCTTCTTCTTCGGCGACGACGACTTCTTCTTCTTCTTCTTCGGCGACGACGACTTCTTCTTCTACAATGGCTTCTAATACTTCACACGTTGATATAGATTTTTTTTTTAATATATCTATTTCATTTTCTAAAGTTTTTATAATTTCATCTTTTTCTTTCAATTGATTATTTAGATTTTTAATAAAAGATACCTTTTTAAAATCATTTATTTCTTCATTTAATTTCTTATTTTTGTATGTTAATGCCATTATTTCATTTTTTAAATCTATTGTTGTTGTATTTATAAATGATTGTATGTTACAAATAAAATTATTATTAGTTTCGGTAAATGATTTTATTATTTTATCCATTTTTGTATATTAATAATTGATACATCTTTAAATATTTTTAATCTGTTTCTTCTAAATTTATTTCTTCGTTATTTTCATTTTCTTTTAATATAACTGTACCATTTTTTATCTCAGCACATTTATAATTATTGTATCCTAATTCGCAGGTTTCTTTTTCAATTATTCCTTTTTCACCATTCAAATAATATTCCTTTACAAAATAATAAAATATCATTCCCCATATTATACCTATAACTAAATTAAATACAATATCTTTATTTGTTTCACAATTGATTGATAATCTTGACCATATAGTTAAAAACAATATTACAATTAATGATGTAAATGGTATAACATTTAACTTTTGTTTAAAATACATGTCCGAAAAATAAAAACTGCTAACAAATGCTATAAATTCTGTATGTGAATTTTGTAAGAAATCTAATTTTGAATTTTTATCTTGTTTTTCAAATATATTACATTCTGGTTTTGGTTCAAATTTAGTATATTTTTTATATAAATACCCCATTAATTCATTTAGTATTAATCCTACTAATAATAATGCGCTTCGTATATCTTTATATAATGCACTTGAAAAATATGCAAAAAAATATATTCCTAATGGTATAAATTTAACTAAAACATGTAATAAATCTATAAAATATTGAATCATTTCAGTAAAAGTCATATTATTTGAAGCCGATTGATTAGATATATTCATTACTATATATAATTATTTTTTTTCTATTTTATTAGTAATGAATAATTTAATTATTAAATTAATGATTATTATAATTTTAATACTTTGTATACTATATTTCATAAATGCTATTGAAACATATACAAATAAGATGGATTCTTGTCATTTTTTACCTAGAGGAGGTTCGGTTCAATGTATAAAATCATGTTATGAATTTAGAAAATTAGGAGATACTCCAGAATTTACAAACTGTGACGAAAAGAATTGTAACACCCTGTGTAAGTGTGATGGTAACCAAAAAAGATTAGATGTATGCGAATTGACAGATACAGAAAATACAGAAGAAACTGTAGATAGACTAAAAATTGCTATAGAATTAAATGTTGATACTAATACAAATAAAATTAATTGGTCATTAATTAGTGGTAATAATCACAAAGAAATAATTGATTATAAAATACATATTACACAAATGTACAATGATTACAATCATATATTTATCCCGGTTAATAAAATGGTTAATTTTGATTTAACATCTATTATTAAAGATAATGAACAATACAGAATTACTATTTATGGTATTACTAATGGGAAAAACTTAGTCAGATCAGATAGTAAATATTATCCAGATTATACCTATACACCACAAACATCACAAAGTACCTAATTATTATAAATTAATAAAATAACTAGAATAATTAAATAAGTTTAAATTAAATACTCATGGGAGATGTAATTTGGAACTACTATATTAGATGGTATAAGAAATAAGTCACACCAATATACAGTTAATTTATAGTTTAATGAAGCTGGGCTTTTACTAGTCCATTTTTCTTTATTTAATAATGTTATTAGTTTATTCATTCTGTTTATAATTCCAGTTTTATTTTTAGGTTTAACATGTTTCAAAGCCCATTCAAATCTTAAAGCATCTATTTTATTTTTGAATCCATCAATATAACATCCATAATGCCAATTTGTTTTCATTATAGAATTAATTAATGATGTGTATTTAGCACCACCCTTAATAATTTGATTGTGTTGCCTAATTCTTTTATTCAAATTATTAGTTATCCCTACATATGAATAATTATCATTAAAAATAATATAACATTTATAATTCATTATTTTGTAAATTAAAATAATATTATTATTATATGATTAAATTATATTTAATAGTATTAATATTAATATTTTTAACTATTTTATTGTCTAATAAAGAATCATTTAATTCAAAATGTAATGTAAATGATTTATTATCCGAACCATTGTTAATAAATGGTGGATTGATTAATGATAAAATACATATATTTTGGAATAAACCATATGGATTAGAAGGAGTCAACGATAGTACTATAAATTATGATGTGATTTATAGTACAAATAATTCTAATGTAACAACACCTATTGAACATGATAATAATATATTTGAAAAGATACCATCCTCAGATGTAAAACCAACCAAAGATAAAAATTTATATTCATACATATTTCCTAATATGCCATTAGAATATGGTGAATATTACTATATTACATTAAATATGAATATAAATATTAATGATGAATCAAAAGCTCAAACATTATCATCAAACACATTAATCATAAATAAAACCAGTAATGATAATCCAATCATAAATTATTTAAGTAATCCAAATGATATATTTGCTAATTTAAAAAACAAATCAATAGATATTATTATATAATTTAATATTAATGTACTATAAGTTAATACTAATTATTATTATAATTATTTTGTTAATTATAAATATTTCTTCCTATGAAACATTTAATAGTGAAAGTGATTTAATTAAAAAATATTTAGAAAGATATTTATACAAAGAAAGCTTAAGAAACAACTCTAAAGAAGAAAATTATAAATGTATTAATTTTGATAAGAAAAAACATGACTCACTTATGAAATCCTTAAATGAGTCAATAGTATATAATATTAAATTCTAATGTTATAGTAATGATTATAGATATTTTGATTCTAATAATGGTATTTATAATATGTATATTAATAATAATAAAAATATCACCTAAATTAGTTAATTATACAACTGAACAATTTAAAATATTTTAAATTATTATATGAATTTTTTGTTTATGATTTTATTAACATTATTGATATTATTGCTATTTAAATCTTATATTAATTCTCTTCCTAATGTATTTTATTTTATTATCTTATTATTTACATTAATTTGTAATGAAATATACAATAATAAATATACTATTATAATATAATGGATACACATCTAATTTTTGTATTTATATTATTATTTTTAATTTTATTATTATGGTTTCAATATAATAAATTAGAATCTAATATTGTTGTATTATTATCTATTATTATAATATTATTAATAAATAATTTGCTTATTCAGAAAGATTATTTTAGATAAAATCTTATACTATATTAATGTATAAACTTATTGTAATTTTATTGTTACTGTTTTTCTTATTCTTAAATTTAAAATTACATGATAATATTATTATAATATCATCATTAGTTTTATTACTTCTGTTATATAGTCTATTTTTGGGGAGACATTATGATACTTTTAGAGGAATATCATTGAATAAAGTCACACCCCTTACATACGCAAGAGAATGTTATAAATGTATACAATAAAAAAAAATATATTAATTATTATATAATGGATAAATTAATAACATGTGTATGTGTCATTATTATTATATTGTTATTAGACATGATATTTGATGTCTCGTCATCAATTACAACTGAGTATTTTGATAGTACCCCACCATTTTTTAATTTAGCAAAATCAATTAGATCAAAAGTTGATGGTATATTAATAAATATACAAATAGATGATGTTGAAAAAAAAAATACGGACCCTAAAAGTACTATTATTAATATAAAAATTCCAATTGACAATGATGGACATTATTTAGATTATGATAAAAACGGTAGTGAAATATCATTTACATCTGAAAATGATTCTAAATGGATACTTAATAAAATAACTACAGTAGAAGAGTTGAATACAATAACCCAACAAAATACAAATGCGGGTTATAGTACAGATAAGGTAGATTTGAATAACCCATTTTATATGATTACACATAAGGAACATAATGATAAAGCTTTACAATATTCAAATGGTAATTTATTATGTGTTTCTGTTGGAAATTATGATTCACAAAAATGGGATATAAGTGACGAAACAATACCAAAAAAACAATTGGTATTAAAAAATATATATGAAACACCTATTGGTCAAATGGCTAGAAGTTCATCTGCAGATAATGAAAATAGAATAAAATTGAACTTAAATTTTAATAATGAAAAATTAAAACAATTATTTAATGATAATAATACCTCAGAGACACCACAACAATGTGATACATATTTACCTAAATCAGCTGTAAAATCTTTATGTCCAGGTTGTGAATATTAACTTATTTTTCGGTTTATTAATCTTACAAAAATAGCTAATATAATGATTAATAATAATACCATAAAGTAAATTTTTATATATAAATGCCTTTTCCATGAATCTAAATCCACATATATTGGTAAATTATCTTGTTTTTCCATTTTTTTTATGTAATTATTAAAAAATACAATATTATTAATTCCTAACATAAATGAAAAAATAAATATTAATAATGATATATCTTTAACTATATGAGTAGAATATTTTATTTTAAATGAATTAGAAAATCCATACATCGCTACAGCAACAGATACTGTCAAAAATACATTACGAGAAGCAGAATACCAACCATTTACAACTGATTGTGGATTATCAGAAAAAACCATTTATAATAATAATATATATTTTATATTGTTTAAAGTTTAATTTAAATAATTTAATATGTGGAATAAAATAACAAATAGTTTATTATTTTATAGTGAAGATTATTACAACAATGATATTTATAAAAATAAATCATTTATTAAACAAATATATTTTTATTATAAAAATAAAGGAATTAAAAATATAATTTTAACCCATGCGGTAAATATATTTATTTCGGTGTTTTTATTTTTGTTCATTGTATTTTTGTTTAATTGTATAAATTATAAAGAATTATTTTCAGTAAATGACTATTCTAAATTAAGTGATTTTATTGATTGGACGCATTTTTTTAAATTCAATATTTTTTTTACATGTTTGTTTATTAGTTTTTCTTTATTTATTCTTACAAAAATAGTCAATATAATAGAATTATCACATACATATTCCAATATAAAAAAATATTACAATAATAATTTAGGAATACAAGATGAAGAGCTAGAATACATAAAATGGGAAAATATTATAACCAAGATTGAAACATACAATGACGAAAAAATAAATATTTACAAAATAAATAGCATAATTTTGTTTTATGATAACTATTTAAATGCCTTATTCGACAAACAAATTATAAATATATCACATCTTACAAATTTAATGGAATGGAATATACAATATTGTATATTGTTTAAAATATTTGGAGAAAATGACACCATAAATAATAAAAAAAAAGATATTTATTACAGAATAAGGGTCGTATCTATTATAAATTTCATATTTATGCCATTTATTTTAGTATTTATTTTGTTTTACAATATATTTAATTATGGTGAAGAATTTTACAATAAACCTACGTTACTATCAACACGTGTATTTACAAAAAAAGCATTATGGAAATTCAAATATTATAATGAATTACCTCATGATTATGAATCACGAATAGAAAAAATAATTGATCCAAGCAATAATTACATTAAACAATTTAAAAGGAATTATTTTAATTCTATTTCTAGACTAATTATATTTGTATGTAGTTCATTTTTTATAATACTATTATCATTATCACTAATAAATGATAAAATATTATTGTATATTACAATAATTAATAATAAATCAGTAATTTGGTTCATAAGTATTTTAGCATCAATCATTACAATATTCAAAATAAATAATACAATATTAGTACAACCAAAAGATTATATGGAAGAAATTTCAATATATTTATATTTAAATGATGAATTTGTTAAAAATGCTAACACTATTGAAACTAAAAATAAATTTTTGTCGTACTATCAATACAAAATAATAAATATTGCAAAAGATATAATATATACTATTTTAACTCCCTTTAAATTATGGATGATAGGAAATGATATAGATAAAATAATAGATTTTATATCTAAAAATATAAATGAAGAACATAAATGTAAATTATCCGTCTTCGATGATGAACTATTCACATCAGTTTATAATGATGATAATTATGATATAAATAAAACAACAATATCATTAATATATTATAATGATTTATATCCAAAATGGAGTTCATATATGATACAAAAAATTAATGGTTTAACAAATGAAATGAAAATTAATGTAATATAATTATTTAACCAAAATCTATCTTTTTTATTCATAAATTTTTACCAAATACCACAATAATATCCAGTATTAGTATTTATTCCAGGATGCGCTAAACGCTCTTTATTTTCATTAAAATATTTAAATGCCTTGTTTAAACTATTTTTAATAGTTTTTAATGCTTCTTCTTTTTTTGTAAATGGTCCAGCAAATATTCCATACGTTTGTTTTGGCCAAAGAGTATCAGTATGAACATTTTTTGCTTGTCCATATCCAACTATACTTGATTTAGTCCATGGATCATTACTATTATAATTTCCAATATATATAAATGGTATAGTATTTTGAACTTTTTTCTTTTCTTATTCCTTTTCTTATTTTTTATATTGTCCCATTTTAGGATCTTTCGTATTATTTGATTTGGTAGATTTTACCACATTTTTACAATACCCAGTTCTTCTTTTTTTCCTAACTCTAATGGTTTTAATTTCCATACACATTCAGTTGATTTGACTAGACACTTTTTCTTATTTGAATATAAACAATTATTATTCATGCTATATAAATATATTAATAAAATATATTTATATATTATGAATATTACACGAACATTTGAAAATAATGTATTCGTGTTTAAAAAAAAGTCTAAAAAAATAATTGATTTAAATATATTGGATAGAATAAAGTCATTGAAAATACCACCAGCATATACAAATGTAAAAATATCATCAAAATCATCAAGTAAAATACAAGCAATTGGAATAGATACTAAAAAAAGAAAACAATATGTATATCATACAAATCATACTAAAAAACAATCTAAAATTAAATTTAATGATCTTATTGTGTTTGGTAAAAAAATAATACGGATTCGTAAAGATATAAATAACAATATATACAAATGTTTTAAAAATAATAATTTATTAAAAAATAAAGATTGTGTTATTAGTATTATATTATATTTAATAGATAATTGTAATTTTAGAGTAGGTTGTGAAAAATATAAAAAATTATACAATACTTATGGTGTTACTACATTGAATAAATCACACTTTAAATTCAATAAAAAAAGTGTATATATTAATTTTGTTGGAAAAAAAGGTATAATCAATAAAACTAAAATAAATAATTCTAATATGTGTACTATATTAAAAATATTATGTCATTCAAATAAAGAATTCTTATTTTACTATACTGATGATAATGAAAATACGTATAGAATAACCGAAAAACATATTAATCTATTTTTAAAAAAATATCATAAAAACTTAACAGTTAAAATGTTTAGAACATGGAATTCTAATTATATTTTGTTAAAAGAATTACTAAATTATGATATACCAAATACAGAAAAAGAAGCTAAAAAAAATATAGTATTATCTATAAAAAAGGCCGCGTATAAACTACATCATAGTACAAATGTATCCAAAAAAAGTTATGTAAATAATGACATTGTTGAATTATATTTACATGATATTAAAAAATTCAAAAAAATTATTGATTTTTTTAGAAAAACAAATGGTAATTTACCATCAATAAATAGATTACTAAATTTAATTTTAAAAATGTTGAATTAATTTTTTATAATCCTAAATTTATATTTTGTTCTATAATATCTAATTGTTAGAATTACACCTATTATGATTATTAGTATAACCATATTTTTAACATTAAATATTTTACCTTTAATTTTATTTAGTTGATATGGATTATTGTAATGATTTTTATATATTTTAGATACTTCTTCGTATGTATAAATTTTTTTCCCGAGTGATTTATTAACTTCATTATGTAAATCTATAGTATAAATAAATAATGAATTTGTGTCTGTCAAGTATTTTGTAACAGGGTTATCATTTAATCTTTGAGTATAATGTAATCTACATTTTTCACAAGGTATAATATATTTTAAATTATCGAAAAATGTTTCATAAGTTTTAATATCTTGAAACGTTGGTCTTTCTGGAAAATTTAATGCTAGTGTATGAATAAAAAACCATAATTT